ATCGAACGCCACTATTGCAAAGCATGGTGCAAGGTGGATGACAGACTAAAAGCATATCCCACTTTTGTTCGCGCAATGCCTGCCGAACGTCCATTTGCAGGTGACTATTAGTTGGGGTCTCACTCGGTTTTATATCGCAGCTCCAAGCGTCGAAACCACGTTCTTGGAAAGCGTCCCGGACGGTTCCGGATGATTCACAGCCAATAAGTATTTTATGCATTTTTGAGGATCTCCTTTAATTCTAGTTTGATCTCTCGCGCTTTGGGTCCTCGCCACGTGGTCGCGTTACTCAAAAAATAACGTATTACACTCGATGCAGAATCGTGTCCGAAATAATCGTTTACACTGTTCAGACTGTGCATGGCCTCGAGATAGGGACGGGCGCCAAAGTTTACTTTTTCCTGCCAATCTCGTTCGATATCTCTGGCAATTTCATTTATAGATCTCATCTTTTGTTTTCTCCTTTTTAAGATGTATGGGAATGATCGCATATAGCGGAGGCAAAAAAAACCCCGGATCATACCGGGGCTTTCTTTCAGGCCGGATCGTTTACCAGTGTAGGGTTGCTTCAATAGTAACGTCGTCGAGTATTTTTCTGACTTCGTCGCCAACAGGGTCCTCGATCATCGTGTCAATTTTCGATCTTATATAATCGTCAACATACTCGGACCAATCAACCGACTCTATGCAATCGTTGAACTTGATTTGAACAAGGCCGTCGATGTTTTCCTCGACGCGCTCTTTCACCATCGTGTAAACGCGATCCTCGAGGGGTTCGCGGTCTTGGTCAAAAATATCTTTGGAAAGGTCCTCAGTCTTTGCAAAATCTGTGATCATTTGTTCAACGGTCAAATCTCCGAATAAATCTCGAACGGTGTTTCGATTCGTCAGGTCACAAGCTGCAAAAGCTTTGTGCAATTCGCTGATAGCATCAGTTATCGCGGACGCTCTAGTATCAACTAGGCCTTTTTCTAGTAGCTGGTTTTTGTAAAGTTCTGCGGTCATTTTTAATTACTCCTGTTTAAGAATTGGGAATCATCCCATACTTACCGGGATGCGGTCAACATCTTGGACGAAATTAGATCGGTCGGTTTTTGCCGGACCTTTTGCCAGGAGACCCACCACCACCGGACCCGAGAAAGCGTTAGCGAGGTCGGTTTGGTCTCCGTCTTTTACTTCGCGGTCGAGCTTGTCGAAGTAGTCCGGTAGTTTGTGCCGAAACACTACTGCAATAGGTGCATCAGTTTTTTTGGCAATTTCAACCTGCTTTTGGTATTTCGGTTCTCCGCTATATGAAAACATAAGCTTATAGTTTTCTGGGGTCTTATCGATCCGTTTTGCTCTCTTCGTATAGTCGTAAAAAAAAGTGTCAGGGTGATTCTCTATGATCCCGTGATCTTCCCAGGCAATGTCGGAAGTAACATTCAATCGGATGACAGACTGTTGTCCCTTTTTTGCTCTGGCTGCTTCATGCAGCGTTATCTCGTGGTCGAGTAATTCTAAAAACCGATCCGGGTCTTCATGCCAAAATTCTGTTTTCGCTTTCCTCGCTGCCTGTACATTACTGAATTTACCACGTCCTGCCAGATTCAAACACGGATCAAGGCATTTTGCTGCCTTGCTACTTGGGCAGGTGATCAGGTCGGGAAATAGATTGAGATGGGCCATAAAGATAGGCTTATCGAATGGATTGAAGCCCTTTTGAGTTTTCGAGATCTTGGTATTAGCGTCCGGGTTTCGGTTTAATAGTGTCTTGGGTCGTTGTTTCATCGTTCGCACCGTTGTTGTTAGTGTCTGCGAACAATCCCATATTACTTCGCTTTTGTCTAATCAAATAATCAGATATCCGGTTGTTTTTTTGTTTGATGATTTTGAGTGCATCCCGGTCGGCCTGCTCCCGCTCGAGGCGGTCAGCCAAGAGTTTTTCATGCAGTTCGGCAAGCTGGCGTTTTTCCTTAAGTCTTTCGAATATGACTAGCATGTTGCAGTCTTAACACTAGCCTCGTGCGATGTGTCAAGCTTTTTCGAATTTTTTAACCAACAAAGAAAGATTTCCATATCTTGAACCAAATCAAAAATAAGATCCGGTTGTACTGCGTTGATACCCAACTCTGCCAGCTTCATCACGCTATTCGACCGATACAGATAACACTGGTTCTTGTCACTGCTTTGTTTTTCTATGAGCATCCAAACTCGAGCACTGTTATGGCGGGTAGCAAATGAAACCTGGTGAGGGCTTATGTTTACCTTGTTGCCCTTCGTAACTTTAAGTTCTATCAGGTGTATGTTTTTTTTGGAGTCGCAAAGAATAAGGTCGGGTATTCCAGGGGTCGAACTGTTTTCGACTCGGGTGACTACGGGTTGTTCGTAACTTGCCTCAAGTCTCTTTTTCAACCTCTTCCAAAAGCCCGACTCCGTCTGGTTCATGTTCGATTACCCGTTCACCTAATTGTCGTTTCAAATCATCCAGTGCTTTTTTAACTTCTTCTTTTGACATTTGGTCAATGCTGCCGTGTCGGATCTCTGACTTGCTGACATACAATCCCGCAGCTTGTCCTCGAGCCTTTTCAGCGGCGACTGCCCCGGCATAGTTTTGATTCGCGTAGGCTGCATCCCGGATCTTGCCCAAATCAGCTAGATGCTGCCCATAGGTAACAGCATACTTCTCGTTGAGTTCGGCCTTGCGCTCCCGGACTGCTTTGCATATATGGGGGCTTTTCTTTGGATTGAGCATTTCATAGGCCCTAGTGTGGGCACCTGATTTGCTGAAGCCTGCTTCTATTGCAAGGTTTTGTAGGGTCTCAGTTCCTTCTCGGGTGCAATACAGTTCAACAAACTTCAACTGCTTGCCGGTGAGCCTTGTGTTCTCTGAGATTGGGGGCCTGCCCCGCGTTTCGGTCTTGACTGCTTCTGCCATGTTTCTGGATTCTATTAAACAGCGTTTCTACATACAACTTTTCTAAAGAAAATAATTTCTTACGAAAGAAAAAATTTCAGCCCTTATATGCACTCGTGCGTTTTTTGCTGGAGGGGTACACCATTTTGAGAGGTGTACCCCCTGGTGTCACCCTTGAAACCCTTACCACATAAGGGATGGGTACACTAGGGACACTAGGGACACCATTTTGAAAAAAACTTTTTTAAAAAAAATATTTTTTCGCGAAAAAGTACTATGTATATACGCGATTTAATCAAAAACCTCTTGTTTTTGTATGCGCTGTAATATAAGTTCCCATATTCCCATATCTTAAATGGAACAAAATGATAGAAATTAAGCTCACCTTGCCCGAAGAACAGGTAGAAGAATTTTTGAGCCAGTGGCAGCAGTTGCTGGCTGATGTTGAAAAAATTAAGAAAGACCAAGACACGATCTTGAAGATGGCGATCTTGGATAGACCCGCAACCAAACCAACCAAGGAGAAGAAATAGTGCAGATAAATCTGAATGATGACCAGCTTAGTCTGGTGATGGACATTTTGTACCGAGCCGCATCTGATTTTGAAGATATTGCGGATGGATTACCCCCAGAGGATCAACTGCCGGGATATGCACAGGTCACTTTGATGCAAACTGAATGCCGGATCAAAGCAATCATTACGTGGATTGAAAACCAAACCGATGCTGAATGGAAGTTTGACGTATTGACGCAGCGATATGAGCCGTTCTACGAGAAAGAGAGTTTTTGATATGGCGTCAAAACCAGAAATCCCTAACGATTTTGTCTTTTTGGTGTTGTCTTTACGGATTGCCGTGGTTTCGACAGACGGTTCATCAAAAGAAGAGTTTGAAAGAGTCTTGAGAGAATGTCTTGGTGACAAGGAGTTGGACCTTACTGAACGAGAAGTGGATCTTGCGAGAAGCATGGTCGAGTTCGATTGGGACAGTGCTAAAGCAGAGATGCGTGAAAACCAAAGCATGGAGATTCATTGAACAGGCCAGGGTACTCCGCCCAAGAGCGACGTTGTCCGGTCCGTCGTGGCCGAAAGGCCGGACATTTACGAGGAGGAGTGAATGAAAGCAGACCAGCTTAGAAAAGGAATGATCTTCGAACGTGTAGTAAGAAGATTGAAGAAAGATCCGCTGCCT